TCTTCTGGGTGCAGCAGACCGGATTCACCAATGCGGCGAAAGTCGTGCCGGAAGGCACCGCCAAGCCGTACAGCGATATCCAGTTCGCCACGCAGATCACTCCAGTGACCACCATCGCGCACATGTTCAAGGCGTCCAAACAGATCCTGGATGATTTTGCACAGCTGCAGTCCACTATCGACGCTGAAATGCGTTACGGCCTGAAATATGTCGAAGAGCAGGAGATTCTCTTCGGCGATGGTACCGGCGCGCACCTGAAAGGCATCGTCCCACAGGCATCTGCTTATGACGCTGCCTTTACCGTTGAGCAGCAGAACGGCATCGATGATCTCCGCCTCGCAATGCTGCAGGCGCAACTGGCGCGCTTCCCGGCTTCCGGCCACGTCCTGCACTTCATCGACTGGGCGAAGATTGAACTCACTAAGGATACGCTGGGCCGCTATATCCTGGCGAACCCGGCGGCCCTGACCGGGCCAACCCTGTGGGGCCTGCCGGTGGTTGCGACCGAAGCCACAGCATTCCAGGGCAAGTTCCTGACCGGAGCATTCAACGCCGCGGCCCAGCTGTTCGACCGTGAAGATGCCAACGTGGTGATCTCCACTGAGAACGCCGACGACTTCGAGAAAAACATGATCTCGATTCGTTGCGAAGAGCGCCTGGCGCTGGCGGTGAAACGGCCGGAAGCGTTTATCTATGGAGCCTTCACTGCGCCTGCTGCAGGTGGCGGTGCGTAATCCTTAACGGCGGCCTGCGGGCCGCTTTTCTTTTCCTTTAAGGAGACAGCCATGAAGCTGATCGCTATCAAGCCCATTTACTTTGAAGGCAGCGTGCTTACTGAAGGCACCGAGTTCGAGACGCTGGAGCAGCATGGTCGCGAGCTGGTGGCACGCGGTTATGCCGCAGAACCCGGCGCCAAAAAACCGGGACCGGATAAAGACCCCGATCCAAAAGGAAAAGGCAAAGGTAAGTAAGGGGCGCGCATGCTGACTAAAGAGCAGGTGAAGCATCACTGCAATATCGAACCGGACTTCACGGAAGACGACGCTTGGATCGATACGGGCATAAAAGCTGCGGAACGCTACGTTGAAAAATGGACCCGCCGTCGGCTTTATGAAAAAGCTGATGATCCGCTTTATCAGGCCGATTCTGACGCACTGCTTTATGGCGAGGATATCGAAATAGCTATGCTGATGCTGATTGGTCACTGGTACGCAAATCGCGAAGCTATAAACGTTGGGAATGTGACATCTGCACTGGCCCTATCCACTGAAGCACTCCTTCAACCTTACCGGATTTATGGCCTATGAAAGCGGGACGTTTGCGGCACAGGGTAATCCTTCAGAAACCGGCAACCGGGCGATTACCGTCCGGACAGCCTGCAACCGGCTGGGTGGATGTTGCTTCGGTTCGGGCAGAAGTCGCGGATGTATCGGGCCGGGAGATGATGGACGGCGGCGCAGAGTTGAGCAGCACCACAACCCGGATCTGGATGCGTCGTTATCCACGCATTCCCGTAACCACGGGATGGCGAGCCGTTCATCTGCCGCCAACCGGAGGCGGTGAGATATATGACATCAAGTCGGCTATCTCAGCAGAGAAAAGCACAAGGCTCGAATTGCTTTGTGAGAAGGGGGTGAAACAGTGATTTCAACGAGTCTTGATTTTTCCGGTCTGGCCGATATCGCGAAGGATCTGGAGGCGCTCAGCAGAGCCGAAAATAACAAGGTTTTGCGCGATGCCACCCGAACCGGTGCCGAGGTCCTGAAAGAAGAGGTTAAAAAACGCGCCCCTGAACGAACTGGGAAACTGAAAAAAAACGTGGTTGTGGTGACCCAGAAAGGGCGCCGCCGGGGTGAAATTTCCTCTGGCGTCCATATTCGTGGTCGTAATATGCGCACCAACAACAGCGATAACAGCATGAAGGCGTCCGACCCGCGCAATGCCTTTTACTGGCGCTTCGTGGAACTCGGTACGTCGAATATGCCTGCGCACCCCTTCGTTCGCCCGGCATTCGATACCCGCCAGGAAGAGGCGACACGGGTAGCCATGGCCCGAATGAACCAGGCCATTGATGAGGTACTGGCGAAATGACCGAAGCCGATATTTATCAGCGTCTCAGCGCCCTGGCAGAGGGTAACGTTTTTCCTTACGTGGCGCCGCTGGGTACCGTAGCACCGTGGGTGATTTATCTGCTCCCGAGTTCAGTCAGCGAAGATGTTTTTTGCGGACAGGCAGAAACAGCAAGCACCGTTCAGGTTGACGCCTGGGCCTCGTCAATTGATGACGCACGGGAGCTGCGTAATCAGGTTAAAGCTGCTCTGGGCGATCTGCATCCTGTCGGGCTAAACGAGATCAACGGCTACGAGCCAGATACCGGGCTTTACCGGGCCACCCTGGAAATTCAGATCTGGCAATAAACTTATACCGCCGCCTCAGGGCGGCTTTTTTAATCTGGAGAAATCATGACCAGTAAGTATGAAGTTACAAAGGGGATGACCGTTGCCGTCTCCGACGCGCCTGTAACCGCCGCGGATTTTATTTCTTCCACCTTCCCGGGAGCTGGCGTTACATGGCTGGAAGCGGCCTGTGCAACGAAGGAGATCACCTTTACCGGCGGCCAGAAGGGTGATATCGACGTCACCACACTGTGTTCAACCGAACAGGAGCAAACCAACGGACTTGCCGCGCCGGCAGAAATGAGTATCACCCGTAACTGGGTAGGTGAAGAAGAAGCACAGGAAGCGCTGCAGACTGCATATGAAAACGATGAGCTGCGCGCGCTGCGTGTGGTGTTCCCTTCGGGCAACGGTTTTTATGTGCTGGTGGAGGTTCGCCAGAGTTCGTGGTCTGCGGCAACCTCATCCGTTGTTGGGGCAACCTATTCGCTGCGTGTTCGCGGTAAGCCTAAGCGCATTTCCGCATCTGGTTCCTGAGCGGCTTCGGCCGCTTTTTTAATCCCCTATCCTGTAAAAAGAGAAGAATGAAATGGCGCAAAGGACTTCACAGTATTCACTACGCAACGTGGCGCTTACTGCATCAAAAGCGTACCGCACAAAACCGGGCGTTACGGTGCCCGAATGGGACGGAGCACAGGTCACACTGCGCGAACCCTCCGGCGATGCCTGGGTAAAGTTCCGTGAAATCGTCAATCCTCAGATCCCGGAAGGTGAAGAGCCACCCATCCTGACCGAATCACAGAAATTTTTGCGCAATAAAGAGGCCGACGTCGTTCTGTTTATTGACGTTCTGCTGGATGAAAACGGCGAACGCGTTTTTGGCGATGACGATCAGGCGCAGGTTTCTGAAATTTACGGACCGGTACACGCCCGACTGCTGGCGCAGGCTCTCGGCCTCGGAATGAGCCAGGAAGAAGCGGGAAAGCCGTAAAGCAGCCGCTGACCTTCTTCCTGATGTCGCTGGCGCTCCGGCTGGGGCGCACCCTGCAGGAGCTGCGCCAGACCATCACCGCCAGCGAACTGAAAATGTGGATCGAGTTTGACCGCATCAGTCCGATTGGCGACTGGCGCGCCGACGCGCAGGCGGCACAAATCTCCGTTGCGATGCTGAACTCTCAGGGCGGAAAATTCACTATTCCCGAAGTGATGCTGAAGTGGGGAGAGCAGGAAGAAAGCGATGAAGTCTCTGAACTTGAAGAATGGATGTCCAGTCTTTAATGCCCGCGGCTGCGGGCTTTTTTATGGGTGAAATATGGCAACGCTGCGCGAGCTAATAATCAAAATTTCGGCGAACTCCTCTTCTTTCCAGTCAGAGATCGCCCGAGCTTCCCGCATGGGGACAGATTACTACCGCACTATGGAGCAGGGCGGGAAAAAGGCAGCAGCGGCCACCCGAGAAACACAACGCTCACTGGCAGATTTGAACTCACAACTCGCAACAGTTCGATCCTCAGCCGCTGGCCTTGCCGGTGCATGGGCGGGCGCTTTTGCCACGCATCAACTTGTTGCATTCGCTGATACATGGAACCAACTGAACGGTCGTCTTCGCCTGGCATCGTCTTCCAGCGAGGATTATGTGGAATCCCAGCGCGTACTGATGGAGATCAGCCAGCGCACCGGAACCTCTCTCGAAGCGAACAGCAATCTTTACAGCCGTATCGCTCAGTCCTTACGTGATGCAGGCTACGCTTCTGCAGATGTTGCAAAGGTAACGGAAACCGTTGCCACCTCACTGAAGCTGTCCGGCGCCAGTACGGAAGAGGCGAGTTCTGTTATCACACAGCTAAGCCAGGCGTTGGGCTCCGGTGTTCTGCGTGGGGAGGAGTTTAATGCAATCATGGAGAGCGGTGGTCGTCTTGCGAAATTTCTTGCTGATGGCCTGGGCACCACCGTTGGCGGCTTGCGCAATATGGCCAACAATGGCGAGCTGACTACGGATAAAATCGTCCCGCTACTGACTAATGTTGAGATCCTGAGAAAGGAGTTCGATACGCTGCCGGCATCTATCAGCGGTTCTGCACAGAAAGTGCAGAACTCATTTCTCGCCTGGGTAGGTGGCGCGAATGATGCAGTCGGGGCATCCTCCACGCTTTCTGGCGTGCTGGATGGTCTGGCTAACAACATCGATGATGTAGCAAACACTGCGGGGCTGCTGGTGGGGGTTGGCCTGGCTCGCTATTTTGGGAACATGGTCGGCAGCGTAGGGCAGTCTACCCGTGCTGTGCTCGCTAACACAGCCGCAGAGGTTGCGCTGGCGCAGGCACAGGTTCGCGGTGCGCAGGTCAGCGTTGCTGCTGGTCGGCAGGCTGTCTACCGGGCACAACAGGCACGCGCAGCGGCAACGAGTATTGAGGCGCAAATTGTCGCCGAGCGTAATCTTGCGGCCGCTCAGGCTTCGCTTAATGCAGCTCTTGCAGGCAGGGCATCAGCAGTTAACAACCTCACCAATACAGCCTCAGTGATGACCCGCCTGGGTAGTGGTGTGCTGGGCATTCTCGGCGGCTGGCCAGGCGTTATTATCGGTGCAGGTGCGGCGATGTACGGTCTGTATCAGCATACCCAGCAGGTACACCGTGAAGCAGTGGGGTTTGCCAACAACCTCGACGAGATCAACACAAAACTGCAGCAGATGTCGGTTCTGGGGCTGCGTTCCACTGCGGCAGATGCCCGGACATCATTGCAGGCTCAGAAACAGGACCTGGCTGATCTCGACTCGCAAATCAGGCGAGTGAAAGACAGCCTTAAGGCAGTGGACCAGATCCAGCAGGATTATAATCGCCACCCGACTCTTACACTGATCAACACCTTCATGGATCAGGCTGACATCACGGCCAAAAACGTTGAGCTTACTGACAAGCTTAATCAGTTGGAATATCAGCGCGAACAGGCTGCCTCGAAGGTTGAACGGACTCAAAAGCTGGTGAACGAAGCCAGCGATCTGGCGACGCAGAAAGCCATTGAGCAGGCAGGCGCCGTCTCTATCCTGAAAGGGGCTTACGATCTTCTCAATCGCTCGATGTCGGCCACAGCAGGTGCAAAACCTCCGCAGTATGCAGGTCCGGTTGTATCAATGGCGAACGCCACGCCTCAGCAGCAAACAGCGCTCGAGCGGTCACGACGTGATAACGAAATGGCGAGCCTTAGCGGGCTGGAAAAATTACATCAGCAGCACGTCTATGAAGCAGAAGACCTTAAGCTAACCGGCGCGCTTTATACCCAGTACATCTACAACAAGGATCAGGCTGCCAAAAAGGATGCTGCCTCAGCTCAGGCTAAAAAGGATTCAACAGCTGCCTCTCAGGCCCAGGGTAAAGCAGAGCGAGAAGCTGCGAGCCAGGCCGAACAGTACACCCGCAAAATGGCCGATCTCAGTGTGGCCATAGATGTTCAGCGCGTACGTGCCACCGAAGGCGAAAAAGCTTCCGAACTGTACGCAGCCTCTCATCAGGCTGGCACCAAGTGGACTGACGAACAGCGGCGCGCAATACAGGCCTCATCTGCCGAGCTGGCAAAGTGGAATCAGAAGGCAGACGAAAATGTTCGCAAACAGCGTGAACAGGCTGACGCCCTCCGGGATCTGACGGATGCTGCCCGGAAGTTCCGGGACGATGCAACCCTCACCACAGACACCGCAGCTATGAGCGATCGGCAGCGCAACCGGTTCGACGAAACACAGCAGATTAACCGTGTTTTCGCCAAAACCGACGGCGGCACCGAAGCTATCGCCCAGCGCGCCGCCGCGCTTGATGCTCTGGATAAAAAATATAAAGCCATTGCTGAGGCCGAATCTGACTGGAGGTCAGGTGTATCACGCGGTTATGCGAACTGGCTCGACGAAATCAGCAACGTATCTGGCACCGTGTCAGATGGTGTCAAAACCACAATGGACAGCGCCTTCAGTAACGTAACCTCAATGCTTGAAGGCAATAAAGTTAGCTGGAAAGCCTGGGGCGTCTCCGTTCTGCAGATCATCGAAAAGGTAGCCCTGCAAATGGCGGTGGTGAACGCGATGGGCGGCGGTTCTTCCAGTTCTGGCTTATTCGGCTCTCTGGTGGGTGGAGTTGCCAGTTATTTCGGCGGCAGTGCCAGTGCGGCAGCAAGTACCGGCACAGCGGTTTCCAGCTATGGCTCTAACTTCCAGTTAAACGCGAAGGGTGGGGTTTACGACTCACCATCCCTTAGCGCCTTCAGCAACGGGATCGTAAGGAACCCTACCATGTTTGCCTTTGCAAAAGGCGGGGCCGGAATCATGGGGGAGGCAGGGCCAGAGGCAATCATGCCGCTGACACGCGCGCCGGATGGATCGCTCGGTGTTCGGGCCGTTGGCGGCGGCGGTGGCCAGGCGACATCTTCCGCGCCGCAGGTATATATCACAATCGACGGCAACGGTAACACCACAACCAAAACCTCAGCGGGGCTGGAGCAATTCGGTGCCGAGATCGGACGGTTTGTGGATCAGCGGTACAAACAGAATCTCATGCGTGATATCAGCCCCGGCGGTGATATCTGGAATGCGACACGAGGAGGCCGCTAAAAATGGCTTTAGAGACTTTTTCATGGTGCCCGCGCATTAACGCTGAAGCTGATACGACGTTCAGAACCAGGAAAGCGCAGTTTGGCGATGGATATGAGCAGGTATCGGGTGACGGGTTAAATCCCAGAAGTCAGCAATGGACGCTCAATTTCACAGGGAATGAGTCCTATATCGCCGCCATTAAATCCTTTCTCGACAGGCACGGCGGAACTAAGGCGTTCCAGTGGAAACCACCGCTGGAGGCGCTGGGGCTTTATCGTTGCGAAACCTATAAGCCCACTGGCCTCGGTGCCGGGAAGTTCAACCTTGAAGCAACATTCATACAGGCATTCCGACCATGAGTCTTAACGCAGATTATCAGAAACTCGAACCCGGCAATGAAGTCAGGCTGTTTGAAGTCGATGGCACGGCCTTTGGTACGGGTGAGGTATTGCGGTTTCACAGCTACAGCCTCGCACACACTGAAGCAGAAATTATCGCTGCCGGCGGGGATGAGAATAAGCTGCCGGCAAAATCACTCTGGTGGCAGGGGCAGGAATATAAAGCGTGGCCCTGTCAGATTGAGGGGATCGAGGCTTCCACCAGTGGGAGCAGCGCTCAACCGAAATTATCAGTAGCTAACCTCGACGGTTCAATCACGGCGCTGTGTCTGGCCTATGACGATATGCTGCAGGCGAAGGTGACTATCCATGACACGCTGGGTAAATATCTTGACGCGAAAAACTTCACTGGCGGCAATACGACGGCCGATCCGACACAGGAAAAGCTGAAGGTTTTTTATATCGACGCAAAGAGCAGTGAAACGAATGAGGTTGTAGAGTTCACGCTTTCTAGCCCGATGGATCTACAGGGACTGATGATACCGACGCGCCAGCTCCATTCTCTTTGCACCTGGTGCATTCGTAATAAATACCGTACCGGTGATGGTTGCGATTACGCCGGTTCGCGCTATTTCGACAAAAACAACAATCCGGTCAGTGATCCTTCTCTGGACGAATGCAACGGCACTCTGTCTGCCTGCAAACTTCGGTTCGGTGAAAATAACGAACTCTCATTCGGCGGTTTCCCGGGTACCTCATTGATCAGGAGTTAACATGCGTAAAAAGACTGTCACGGCCATCATGGCACACGCTGCGCAGGAGTATCCGCGCGAGTGCTGTGGCGTGGTAGCGCAGAAGAGCCGGGTAGAGCGATATTTTCCCTGCCGTAATCTGGCCACGACTCCAGAGGACAATTTTGTCCTTTGCCCGGAAGACTACGCCACCGCCGAAGAATGGGGACCGGTGACCGCCATCGTTCACAGCCACCCCGATGCAACCACCCAGCCTAGCGAAACGGATAAAGCCCAGTGTGACATCAACGGGCTACCCTGGCACATCGTCAGCTGGCCGGAAGGTGATGTACGGACCATCATGCCCCGGGGAGAGATCCCACTCATTGAGCGGCCTTTCGTCCTGGGCGTGTACGATTGCTGGGGGCTGGTGATGAGCTATTTCCGGCAGACGCACGGCATCGAGCTGCATGACTACAGGGTGAATTATCCCTGGTGGGAGGATGAGTACCCGGATAATTTCTATCAGGACTGCTGGTACGACTGCGGTTTTCGGGAATTTGAAGGTCCGCCACAGCCTGGCGATATGGTGATCATGCAGGTACAGTCGAATAAGTGGAATCACGCGGGGATTCTGCTGGAAGGTAATATGCTATTGCACCATTTGTATGGACACCTGAGCCAGCGAGTACCGTATGGTGGATACTGGCAGGACAGAACGATGAAGGTTCTACGCTACAAATCTCTATGCTAGTCTTTCGGAAAACGAAAGGGGATAGGGATATGAAAAGAATATTAGTTGTAGCCTCCATATTAATGGTTGCTGGGTGTGCGACTAAGCCGGTAACAAATGAGCAAGCACAAGATGTTCCAGCAAAACAGGTTATCAACAATACACTGTTAGTTAAAAAAGAAGGGTCTGGAAAGGTAATAATCAAACGGGACTCTGGTTTTATGGGCAGCGCATGCATGACCCGAGTGTATGTTGATGGAAAGGAGGTCGCCGACTTAGACACGGCTCAAAAGGTAACGGTCTATCCAAAAATTGGAGATCATATCTTTAGCGCTTGGCCCAAAGGTATGTGTGGCGGAGGCATGAGCGAGCAGTCAGGTAGGGTGACAGAAGGCGATGTATTGATGTTTAGAGTTGGGTACGGAACTAATGGTGATTTTGGTATTTACCCCACAGCTTTTTGATTGAAAGAAATGTTTTTACTACCTCGCTCCGGCGGGGTTTTTTATTTTTGAGAGGTTAAAATGGCTGAAGTAATGACGCAAATTGAGCTTGGTGGTGCGCCGGGGAAAATATTTGGAAAAACTCACCGACGGCTAATCAGTAAAGTATCGGAAGCAGGGACGGCCCTAGCGAAAACGATTCCCGGGTTTGAAAGTTATATGATAAACAGTCAGCGCCGTGGGTTAACTTTTGCTGTTTTTAAAGGGAAGAAAAACATTGGCGTAGATGATTTAGGATTTCCTGTCACCGGCGAAGTGATCAGAATTGTACCTGTAATCATTGGAAGTAAAAAAGCTGGGCTGCTTCAAACGATATTAGGCGCTGTTATTGTGGCAGTCGGGGCTATTGCAACTTTCGGGTTCGCCCAAACCTGGGGTGTAAACTTAATGATGGCCGGGGGTGCAATGATGGTAGGCGGCGTGGTACAGATGCTATCTCCTCAGCCTACAGGGTTGGCCAGTAAGCAGGATGCCGATAACCGGGCCTCATATGCGTTCGGCGGCGTAACGAACACCGCAGCACAGGGTTATCCGGTTCCCCTGCTTTACGGACGTCGGCGCATCGGCGGCGCGATCATCTCCGCAGGCATTTACGTCGAAGATCAGCAGTAACAATAATCCTTTCATTCAGGTCACCTCAGGGTGGCTTTTTTTATGGGCGCAATATGGTAAACGCAACCGCTATCAGGGGCCGCAAAGGCGGTGGCTCTAAATCACGCACACCCACC